TCACACCCGTACCCAGGCATAAACTTGACGACCGGGGTCTTACCCTCTGCAACCAACTTGGCAACCTTCTCAATCAATCCCTTGGTATTCCTTGCCGCCATCCGATTCCAACGAATCTCGTCCTGAGCATCCAGAGGCTCGACAGCAACCGGTTCCAGAGCCGTCCCACGAACAGCCACTTCTGCAAATTTCTTCAGATCTCTCATCTTGTGATTGATCCGAATGGAAGTCCGGGTATGAACCCAATCTGTCCACCCACCATCACAACCTCCTCCACCTCCCGAGACATTGAATACGACTTTGACACCATTGATCTCTGCCGGGACGTAGGAATGCCCCTTCTCCGGAAGCATCTTGATTGCCGTCCGAGGTATCACGAAATAGAAGTCCATCCCAGCACGAACCGTCCAGAATTTACCCCCACCCTTCCGGTAATGTTTGAACTCCATAACCGACTTGCCAGAAGCCGCCATATTCGGATGCGTGAAATTCATCATAGCCTTACCAGCCGTCACACCCGTCCGTATTACCAGATATTCCCCAGGATCAATCTCGACCTGATAATGTTCCCCAGGAGTGTCATCAATCACGAGAATCGGCCCACATTCACTTAAAAGTTTTGGTTCTGTCATTTTCATAATTTGTTCCTTACATCGTCCATCATGCCTATACATTGCAGAATCGTGGACAGAATACGAAAGATTAACTCATCCTTTTTTTCTTGTTTTCGTCACCACAGAGACATTCACCCCGAACCCCATTCCTTCAGGATCACACTCATTACAACCAGCTCCAGACCCCTGACTGACCTCCAGACGAGTCCCGTCATCAAAAACTATAGTCAGACACCGGTATTGCCCAGGATACTCCACAGGGAGAGATACAGATACAACCTTCCGTCCAACCAACAACTTCCCCATCTTCTCGGCCTCTGCCGACATCTTATCTCTCAACTTCATTTCAATGAAAGTCCTTTCAACATCTTGTAGTCACGAACTAATTGAGCGGCTGTGGGCTTCTTCGTCTTTCCAGACATCTTTTCAGCCCGCTTAACTGCTTTATCAATCCGTTTACAAACAAGTTTTAATCCGGCTCTCATAACCCTTCATTGCCAAATCATTCCCGAAATACGGAAAGAATTATTTCTTTACCGAAAGTTCTACTCTCCCGTTTAGAAAGTCCCCACTCGGCATCTCTCCAATCCGGATTATCTTTCTCATTGCAGTTATCATTGCCTGATTCTGATCCAACCCCGCCAAAAACTCTTCTTCCGTCCATCTTTCTGCCATCGGGTCCCAATCCCCTCCCTGCATCTTGAGAACCTTACCACCACGAGAATTCACGAATTTGACAAAGTCCTTGTCCAACCACGGGGGAACCCAACACCCCGAGCGACAGATATGGACCCGGTCAATCGTCTTAACTCCCCAGTCATCCCCCTCTGAAATGACCTTAACCCTGTTCCTGAGGTCGTCAGGGACACTGAAGTTGCCGACCGACCACTTGGGCTGTATCCAAGTCACTCGACGCCTCTTATCGCCTTCCAGCCAAACTCTTACCCAATTGTGGCAATAAACATCATTGACAGTATTATCCAATCCAAGACTATCCCCTTCCCAACAGTCATGGTGAGCATCCACCAAGAGAATATGCCCTATCCCATTCGTGATACTGTGAGCATAAGCGTGTGAATCCGACACCCAGGTTCCCTTCTTCACCACGGGAACCTTCGACTTAACCAGATCCCAAAAATTGTTTTCCTGCCCGGTGGTCTTAATGGCCTCGTGATACATAATCCGAGTCATCCACAGCATCTTGAGAAACATCAATGATTCCGAGTGTCCAAAGTCATACTCAGGCTTTTCCGGCACCCAGTAATCGAAATCAACTGACAACAGAGTCTTCATTTCTTTGAATCCAAAGTTGTTAGAAACTCCTGCCATAGTGCCTTTTCCTTGGCTAATCCCCCATCAGTCCCGCAAGTGCAGTCCGGGTTCTTTATCTCCGGATGAAGACTATTCTCCAAACAACCATCTACGAGATGACAGAGCCTCCACTCAAGTTCAAAATAGTTTCCGGCACTTGCCAACATAGGCTCTCGGTCTAACAACCACTGAACCTGCTTCCGAGTGAAACGGCGACCATCAACTCTCATCTTCCTGTCTTTCATACACCCACCCGAATCCCTGTTAATTCTCCACCGCACTTGGGACACTTACCGTCTGCCGACCGAGGTTCAGCCGATCCCCAGCAAGCCTCAACATTCCAAGAACACCGTTCATTCTGAACGACCAGAATGTGTTTACAGGGTTTGTGAGGATGAAACTTGAAAGAAAGACAGTCACAGACATATCCATGAGAACAGTCTTTCGGATTCGATAACTTCCCATAACTAACCGTGTGGAATTGGCCTTTACTTCCGGAAACCTTGCGTTCCCAGACCTCATTGCTCTTGCACCACGAATAAGTCTCTATTGTTAAATCAGGCATTGTATTGTCTCCTATACCAATACATTGCCGAAATACCACCAGAATACGGAAAAGAATCAAATAATCGACCGGGGAATCCCCGTATCTAACACCTTATCATCCAACAACTTCCACTTAGCCTTTTCATCATCTGGAAGTTGTTCGTGACTTCCCTTATCCCAGATCTCGCAAGTTCCACCTTCCGGGACATGACCAGAACGATCATTCATATAATTACTCATCGTGTGAGCAAATTTGTTCATCCTGGGACCCCGACCCTTGGCCATCCAATATTGAAACGGGGCATGCCACTGATGAATAGCCATACACCAATTCGGGAGAGTAATATCCATCACATTCGACTTCTCCCTTAATCCGCAATACCAGGGGTCTTCTGAGTTATGAGATACCAAACCTTCGGCTATGAATGTTTTTGTAGAAGTCATCATTCCAATAAGCGTCCTCATCCCTACTGGTTCAATACTTATGATTTTAGATGCTACACAGTCTTTCTTAACCGGCAATCCAATCCCGACCCATTTATTTTTAAGTCTGACAGAAGGAGCCGATATTAAAAGTTCCAAAGCACTTGCCGTATTCCTCGTCCTTAGATCCCAACACCTGCCATCTCTTGATGATCCCCACTTGCCTTTTCTTTCGTATCTCTTATGAGCACTAAAATCTATCCCCCAATTCGTTAAAACACTCATCGCCCGATCTAATACATCTCCTGGATTTTGAGTAATTTGAACTCGAAGACCTGAATCTCCCGATGCTGATCCTTCCCCGTCTATTATCCCCGCCATCCAACCTGAATCAAATACGTCTCTTTTCTCTCCAACATCTACCAATTTCCTGATCTCATCTCCAACTTTCAATTTATCCGTCCTCTTCCATAAAACATCTCTTTGACTTCCTGTTGACCTCATATTCGCTGTAAGCCAAAGATGTTCTTCAGACGACACAATATCTCTCCCGTCTTCCGTGATGATTCTAAAGGAATTCTTACGGACTTCTCCGATACTTAAAACTTGTGACTTTTCAAGTTTTCGCTTCGATTTACCGACAGGATTTTCTGTTACACCAACCAATACATCCCCAACTTTTAACGAATCGTTCCTCACCCACCTCAGATCCTCGGTTAAAACTTTTGTCTTCCCATCTAAACAACCGTAATCGCAATATAGCGGAAACCCCTGCCCCTTCGTGATCTCATACCAGACATCCTTCCGAATACTGCAAATCTGATGAGTCCCGAAATGAGTGTTCGCCACATTATTCTGAACCCAGGCTTCGTCCCACCCCTGGATCTCTGCCACATTCATAATGTCTGATTCCCAGTCCACTCGATCAATCACCGCCTGCATCTCCGGCCTTAAATTGTATGTCTTCAAGGCAACAAAACACCTTGGATTCGTTTTATGAGGCTCCAGCATCTGACTAATGGCATCCCGAGGAAGTAGACACTCCGCAGTCGTCTCCGCCAGAATGTGTCCCCGTGCCAATCTGAAAGCCGTATTGAACGCTACCGTATTCCCCCTCATCCCCTCCGAATGCTCCAACCTCTCATACCTGAGATTGATCTTCCCGAGTAGAGGCCGAAGTGCGTTCTGGACGTCATCCTGGGAACTGTCATCCATGACGATCAATTCCCACCTTGCCGGGTCAATATCCTGCTTAATATAAGTCTGAACACTTCTCTTAAGTAGGTGAGATGTATTCCAGACACAGACACACAGACTAAATTCAATCGCCATACAATTCCCTCCAGAGACACCGGGAAGTCTTCCGGCCCTTGAATACTAACCACCAAGGTCTGTCTGCCGGCCCTGGACTGCCCGAGAAGTCCTCAATCTCGAACCCGTAAGTCAACATCGTCTCCTTCAGAGTTTCCTTCGTGTAAGTCATATAATGCTGTTGGAATGGCGAATCTGCCCAGCCATAAAGAGCATTCTTGGCATCCGTCAATGTCATTGTCCCATTGGCATAGTCTTTCATCACCCGGTCAATGTTAGGCATCGACCCGTGAAATATCCCTCCAACCTTCAACAACCGGTTCCACTCTCCCAGCGTCTCCGCCAATTGCCACATCGGGATATGCTCAATCACATCTCCGAAGTGCATCTCGTCAACGGATTCCGTGTCCCTGGGGATCTTCTTCCAATCACAGACGATCTCCACGTGGTCTCCTGGTTTCCCATCCTGGTGAATCCAATCCTCCAAAGGCTTTTGAAGATTATGACCACCAGAACCAATATCAAGTCTGACTATTTTGACCATATGTAATCATCTCCTCCATCGAAATAAATCGGTTTACGACCTGAACGATACTCTTCCGCCAGTTTGTTATACCTGTCCATCACCACACCAGCCTCATCCTTCTTCTGTTGAGCATAGACATCTCCCCCTGGGTCAATGTGGTCAATGTTGATATGGGGAATAAAGACATTTCTGAACCCGGCCAGTTTAGACCTGAGACTCGCCAGTGTGTCATCGAAACCATATTTCCAATCGCCCTGATACAAATACCCGATTTTGTCGAACAAGGCCGAACTGAATCCCTGACAGGTTCCCATAATATGAGAGGCTTCCTCGACGATGATCCAGGTTTGTCCGGGTTGATGTGGCAACATCTTCAAAGATGTCTTGAACTGGAGAGACTTATGACCCGGATGCTCATCCAGATCCTTTCGCTTCAGACCACAGATCCCGATGGTAGGATCTCGGTCAAAGACTTCTGACATCTCATCTGCCCAGCCGGTGTGATTGATTACGCAGTCATTATCCATTTTGACCACGTGTTCCCCAGGCTTTCTTTTACTCCAGGCCCGATTGACTGCCCGAGCCGTCCCGAGATTCTCACCATTGAAGATGACCTCAAATGGAATACTCAAACTCGACATATTCTTGTAAAGTCTCAGAGTCTCTCCGCAGGAACCGTTATCAGATATGATAAGACGATGTTTGTTCCAATTGACTCTTTCAGAAAGTGACCGGATAGTCTTTTCCGTCATCTCCGTCCGTTTGTTCTCAACTGTGTCAAATACGGCCATAGCAATTAACATAATATTGTCCTCCTTTGAGGTTTACCTGCCAAATGATTCATTATACTCAGGATTCCAGAAACCAATCAAGATTTCTTCAACTTCTCCATCCGGCCTTCCGCCTCCGTCTCAGATCTCTTCAGTGGAAGAATCAACTCCGGCTTGAAGACAGGCTTTCCGAAGACTGCAATTCCATAATAATGAAGTTCACTATTATAGTCATACCACCGATCCAACAAATCCTTTTTCTCCACATATGTCCGGAATGCCGCATCCGGGTCCTCGAAGATAATCTTGTCTCCCTTATAACCGATCGCTACGACCCAATGAGAGTGATCCGGCTTCCCCTTCCAAGTCTTCGGTGGTTTGCCGTTGTAAGCCTGGATGATGAGGATAACCGGGACGTTCTGGTCGATGTAACCTTTGACCTCATCTATGGTCATCGAACCGTCTTTATATTTTAAACCGTAATACTTGAGAGCCTTTATCATCCCCGGAGCATCTGTCCCGTCTTTCTCCGTGGTATCCGCGTGTTCCATAATCTTCTGTTCCCGAACAGTTCCCCCGTAATAGGTGAGGACACTTTGGAGAGCACAAGCCCCACAGTCATAATCGTAGACTTGGTGAAGTTCCGGGAAAACAAGAATTGTCTCTGGTTTGAGGGAACTGGCCGCAACCCTCTCAGATATCCGAGCAATTCTATCCTCAATTTGAAAGATATGGTTCATCTACTTATGAATCACATATCAAACAATTATCACTCTAAAAACAAAAAGACCCAGTGGTGTCCTGGGTCTTTTCAAACTAACTGAACGAACTTTTATGCGGCAACCAACCGAATACGTCCATAACTCATTCTCGCATCTCCCTTTACCCGATTACCATTCCGGTGATCTTTCGGATTTAGAAGATATGATATCTCTGACTGGATTGTCCTTACAGACGCCCCGGTGGCCTTGGCCACTGCTTGAATCAGATCATGACGACTGATCGAATTCCGCGTTGCTCGGTGAACAATGGCATACATGATACCACCTCGCCGAAACTGACTTTCGATCCGCATTCCCTTAACCGTTCCAACCACCTTCACCGCTCCCGTTCCCTTTGTTGTCTTTTTCATAATGTCAGACTACCTTTCTATTTGTTGTCTGTTTACCTCTTCCAACATCTCCATATTCTCATAACGCTGTTTTTTACCATATAGGGTATAACCCTATCTCTTGGGTTTAAAAGTATTAGGGGTTTTTACTGATACCAAAACACAAAAAGACTCCCGAGGTTGCCCCCGAGAGTCTTGTCTTTGCCTTGAGCAAACGCGTTGTTTAGACGCGGGTGATCTGGAGAACCTGCAAAGCGAAGGGGTTATACGCCCCGATGCCAAGCTGTTCAAAGATCGAGAACCCGATCAAACGGTTCTTCGGGTCGTCGGCACTCAGAACCGTCAACTCGGTACGAACCGGGATACGACCGAAGAACTCTGCTTCACCGCAGACGTAGACTGTACCTTCCGGCACAATACGTGACACGATGAGCTTTGCTCCCCAGAGCGTAGCCATAAGACCGGTCTTCAACAGAATCGCCTGTGTCTCGATGTCCAGGGTGTCCCGATCCCACTTACGCAGGTCAGCATAGTCCTTGGCATTCAAGAAGACTGTAGCGACACGAATGTCGGTACGCTCCACGTTTGCGAAGGCATCAGCCAATGCGTTTGCGGTCAAGTTACCTGTCACCGGGATGACCGGGTTCGGGTTGGTCGGGTCAGCGGACAGAGCGTCCATAACTGCGAACACCTTGCGGTCTTCCTCAGCCTGAATCTCTGACTTGCCCAAGTCAACTGAACGCTCGATCAAGTCGAAACGACGCTGCTTGATTTCGGTCAACTGAATCTCGGGATTGGACGCAATCTCGAACAACGGGAAAAGTACCCGTTTCGGCTTTGCGACCGCCACGATATTCTCACCCTCTTCACCCACGACGTAAGCCGTGATGTTCGGGTCCTTGTCGTAGATCGGCAGAGCACCATCCGGGAGAGCTTCCACGAAGAACGCCTTACGACCGACCGACATATAGTCTCTCCGGCGACGGAGAGGCTGAATCATGCTCGCTGCCAAACGCTGACGCCCTGCGGCGGTACGAATGTGCTGAGAGATGATCTCCTGCTTGGTTTGGTTATCAATAGCCATTGCTAGATCCTCCTTGGTATCTTCTTAGATACGCATGTCCAAACCAAGAGTGGGTGAGCTTGTGGAAGGTGCCTTGGTCACAACACCGATCACAACAGCCGACGCAGTAGTTTCCGTTGACAGGAAACCTTGTGCCGAACCATACAACGGAAGGCCTTCAGCATATGCGAGATCGCTACCGTTATTCGCGGCACGAGTCTCATACACATCAACCTCTACAGATGCCATAGCCTTCATTACGGCTACCTTCCCACTCGCGACTGCGGGGCTGTTCTCAAAGGCGGCTCCTGCCGCGTCATTGACGAACAAACCAACAGGCATAAGTGAGGTCGTCATCGGAACGACTGTGTAGGCCAATCCGGCAGATGCTGCCGCGATTGATCCACCCAGGACGCCCCGAGGCGTATTGATGCTCAAAGTCGTGTTCGTGTTCACATCGTAGTTCTGCTTCGTAAAGCAGGCGTCCGACAGAACAGGAATCGAGTTGAGCTGTCCACGAATCAGGATTGTCAGTGACATATCAGATTCTCCTCTTTTTCCTTGGTTTAGTTACTCGACCTTATTTAAACGCTTCACTCACATCCGGGGCCGATTGCCAGATTGAGCTGATATCGACGCCACCGCCTTCTGCGGAAGCGACTCTCGGCTGCCCACCGAGTTTCGTAATGCCGGTCTTCCTCTGGGATGCCTCAACCTTGCGGTCCGAGTTCCCTGCTGTCGCGGCGACCATTCCTGGATCGTCGAACAACGAAGCCAACCGTTCGTCCGCTTCTGCATCCGGGGCGACTTCGTCATCCATCGAACCCGTAAGTTCGATATCAAACTCGTTCATCCCTTGACGCGTCACGGAAGCTGTCTTCTCATCAACCTTCTCGTCCTTCTTTTCAGACTCGTCGGTCGCTTTAACTTCTTCCTTCTTCTCTTCAACCTTCTCGACTTTCTCGTCCGCCGCCTTCTTCTCGTCCTTCTTCTCGTCCTTGGCGTCGTCCTTCTTGCCGTCCTTCTTCTCGTCGATCTTCTTTTGGATGAAGTCCGGGAAAGCCGCCTTGAATGCTTCGGCAACCGCTGACGCGATCATTGCCTTCATGTCCTTGGCTTCGTCCTTCTTCTCATCTTCCTTCTTCTCGTCGGCTGCCTTGCAGGAACACTTCTCGTCTTCCTTCTTCTCATCAGCGGCCTTGACTTCGGCACCAGGCTTCTCGATTGCCGGGGTGAACTGGGCTTCTGAGGCCGCTGTCTTTTCATCCTTCTTATCTTCAACCTTCTCGTCCTTCTTCTCGTCGGCTGCCTTGACTTCTTCCTTCTTCTCATCCTTCTCATCCACCTTCTCATCGTCGGCGTAGAGTTTCTGAGTGTCGGCGAAACGTGCCAGGGTGCGATCCATGGCCTTCGGTCCCATCGCCATCAGGTCACGGGCTTGGGCTTCAATCACCTCATCCGAAACCTTGTCTCCCAAGAGGAGAACGGCAACGCGAACTGCCTTGTTGGCCGCAACGCGAACTGCTGCAACGGTAGGAGACTTCCCGTATTCCTCGGGAATTCCGAAACCGATACCGTCATGTCCATCGTTCTGCCAGTCATGCCGCATATCCGGCAACTCGTGATTCACCTTCTGCTCGAAAGTGTGATACTGTTCCCACTTCGGATCATTACGATCCGGCTGGTTAACATTACCGGGATACGGGGTTTGGTCTGCCGCTGAACGGCCTCTCGCTGTAAGTCTGACTCTGCTCATGATTTCTGTCCTCCTGGATTACTTCGTTTTGATACTGGCAATCCGAACGTCAATTGCGTCCGCGATCCTGTCGATACGCAGAGCCATCTGCGACCGGCCTGTTTTCTCTAAATACTCAGCCACGGCATCTAACCGGACTGAAGCGTTCATAAGGCGGGCCACATACTCGGTCGGGGCCGCATCGAGCGTTGTCGGCTCAGTCGCGAGTTCCTTACCATGTTCGAGCTTCTCCACCTCGGTAAACTTCTTCTGGGTGATTTGTTCCTCGACACCAGACTTATCGACTTCGGATGCCTTCTTCTCTTCCTTGGCATCTTCCTTCTTCTCTTCAACTTTCTTCTCGTCAACCTTCTCGTCGGCGATTATGGAACCGATCTTGCGTTCCATAGCTTCGATTTCAGAAGCCAGCGTCTCACGCTCGGATGCTTCCTTCTTCTCAGCCTTTTCATCTTCCTTCTTCACTTCGTCTGCGGCGGCAGTCATACCCATCTGGGTTTCCAACGCTGCGACTCTCAGAGACAA